TACCTTTTTGTCAACATTTATTTTTTCGTTGGTGATACCTCAAAAAGTACTTGCAGTTGTCTCAAAAGTATACAGTCCATATCTTATAGCGTCTGACATATGGCTTGCCATATTATGTTTTGGACGCTCTTTTAACAAATTAGGATTAGCATCCCATTGATATTGGTCAACTGCCTCTAATACGTGGCGACATTTTTGATCTACTACCAGATTATCATTATCAATTATACTAGCAGCATGAGCAATTCCGTCTAGAACAGATTTTTTTGCATTAATTGTCGAAATATCGTAATTTTGAGCAAAATCAAATCTAGTTTGTTGAGCGGCAGAGTCAATATAAATCCAATCAATAAGATATTTATCTACTAAAAGGTTAATTTCTTTAGCATGCTGTTCAGTAGTTCTCTCAGCGTTTAGATACTCATCAATAAGATAGAATTTTTGTTGATCCCAATCATATGCTACTACACAAAATGCCGTAGGGTCTTTATATCCTACGTCAAGTCCTGCAAATACGTCCATATTACTAGTATCTAACTGACTTAAGTCTGCAACACACTCTTCGAAGTTAAAATTCCAAACTTGTCCTTCATAAGTATTAAAATCAGCTAAGTACTCTTGTGAAAACTCTGCTTGAGACATCGTTCTTTTAGCTTCTTCAATATCTTCAGTTGAAAATCTAGGGTTTTCATGATAAGTTGCCCTTACCGAGAACCAATCATCAAATTCCTCGCTCCAACCCCTATGGTAGAAGTCTGCAAACCAGTTATTTCTTCCTCTAGGAGTAGATATAAATACAGCTTTACTCTCTGGCTTATCTAAAGTGGGCCGAAGTGCTACATTAAATGCATCTTTTCCATCAGCTAAGGCTGCTTCATCAAAAATGATTAGGTCATAAGACCTTCCAACTGTTGAATCAACTTGATTAACTGACCCCATTCTTATGGTAGAACCATTAGACAGTTCAATTACCTTATCTTTTGCATTATCTCTAACTACTTCAAGGTCAAAATGCCTAATAAGTTGTCTTTGTAAATCAAAAGATATTTGAGATAAAGCATAATTAGGAGACATAATAAGTATATGTGAGTTTGGTATAAGTGAAACTAGTTGTCCAATGACATTAGTTATATATGTCTTACCCTGTCTTCGAGAAATAGCTGCACATACAAACCTATACTTAGGATTATTGAGTGCATTTATTAAAGCTATTTGAGCTGAGTTAGGTTTTGTTCCAAGTAAATCAAGATATTCCTCTATTGGCAATTTGATAAAGCGATTTGCTGCATCAAATTGCATTATATCAGTACTTATAACATCTTTTCTACTTATTTCTAACATTAGTGTATAGTTATATTTTTATCTATTGAGTTTTGTATTTTAGAAGGGTCTAAAAGACCTTCTGTATTACAAACACTTAAAAGAAATAAATATCCCATACATAAATCTGTCATAGTTTGATCTTTGGGTGAAACATATTCACCCTCTTGAGCTTTATTATTTAAATCTTCTAAAGTTGCTATACAAAACTCGCTAACTTCTTGAAGCCAATTATCTCTTGGATTAGTGTGCATTTTAAGCATACTGTACGGCAGTAAATTCTACACTACCTTGATCTGCATACATTACATCAGTTGAATCTTTCTTTATAACCATTGTAGCATCACCAGAACCTGCTATATTTAGTACAAATGTTCCGGGACCATTTCCTGCTGAATTACAAATAGTTACCACTGCTGCTGTACCACCCGTATGTACACATAGTACATAATTTGCACCTTGTATATCGGATCCATTAGCAAAACTATTGCCTGCTGATTCTTTGGGTGATATTAATCTAATTGCTCTCATTTTTTTCTCCTACGCTTAACGCGTCCTTTCCTTCTTCTCTTTTTAGACTGGCGGTGTTTAATAGCGCGAAGCCTTCGCTTAGCAGCTTTTTTAGTCTTAGAGATTCCAGAAGTATTTTTTATCTTCCAACCGCCCTTAACTTTAGTAATCGGCATTTACCACTTCCGTTTCTTTTTCTTAGGGCGTCCACGGCGTTTACCATAAGTTCCTTTGCCCTTTGGCACTATATAACTCCTTCTTCCTTAAAGAATGTAAACACTCCGTAAAGTAAGGCGGGCCAAGCTAGTAATTTAACTACTGGTACCCCTAGTAAGACTAGAATACTAACACCTATAATTGTTACTCCGTCCCAAGATGTTCTCTCAGAACAACGTGCCATTATCCAATCTTTAGCCTTTATCAATGTATCCATTATATTCATAAGTTTCTCCATTTATTCTTTGGGCATTTAGCCCTAACTAATCTAGCTTTTAAAGGCATGAAGCACATACATGCTTTACATACCTTAAATTTAGTTAGATTTTCACATGAAGCACAAATAAGTAATCTTTCTTTACTTCTATTCATCCTTCTTGAGTGGGTATATTCCTACTGTAGGTCTGTCTCTTTCCTCTTTGGCTTTTGGAGCCATAGGAGCTGTAACTTTCCTGTAGTATACTACCACCTCTTTGAGTTCCCGAATATATCGTTTCAACTCTTGCATATTATATGCCATTATTTCATAATCTGGAACAGACATAGCAAAAAATACTAGTTGTCCCTGATCTTTCTCAACTCTGGCGAGAAATTCATCTATATTTTTATCTGAAACTACATACCAATAAGGATCTTTTAAATCTATTTCCCGAGGCATTACGGGTTGGATTATCGTTCTTTCGATAGCTTTAGTTGTTATGCTAACTTCCTTTTTACTTGGAATTAGACTGCAACTGGACACCATCATCAAGATTGTCAATATTACGACTATCTTCTTCGATTCCATCAAATACCTCCTTCGTAGCTTTATTTGCCTTAGGTTCTATCAAACCTGGTTTGGCGTATGCTAGTTTAGTTAAATTATGTCTTTTAAAAATGTTAAGATAACGATTCATTTCACCTTCTATTTCCGCATTCTTTTGGGTCATAGCTACAAGACTTTTACCTTGTAATTCTAGATCTCCTTGTAATTGCTCGATTGCTGCGTCTTGTTCCGCGTCTCTTAATTCATAAGCACTATTTTCTGCTTGTAAGTTTCCATTCTCAACGTATAAGAAATAACCACCTATACCCATAACTAGTATAACTCCTATTAATATTTGATTCATAATTCCTCTATCCTATAATTTAATCCAGTAGCACTTCTAATTTCTATTATATCATTACTATCTGTCTTGAACTTTAAAAACTTCTCTTTCTTTTGATAGAACTTTTTAGCAATAAAAGTTTTATCATCTGTATCACCCCATTGTTTATTATAACTAACTTCTACTTTCCAACGGGGAGAAAAGAAGCTAACAATTTTAAGCCATAAATACTTAAGTTTCTTTCTTAATTTCATTTAACGCTGCTTCTGCGGCTTCTCTACTAGGTTTAATTATTTCTTTCCCTTTCCAGAAAAACCCAAAGTTTTGAACTCCTTTTATTGCTTTAGCCCAAATTATCCCATCATCAAATTCCTGTTTTACAGTTGCTTTTGTTTTAGGGCTTTTTTTAATGTCTTTCTTTTGATAATCTTTTAATGCCATATTAATCTCCTAATTTCTCTCTTCGAATAAACGATCTACTTTTTGAGAAAGTCTATCAATTGCATTCATAATACGAGCTAAAGATATGTCCATTTCCATTTTAGATACATAATCTTTACCCAGCTCTTCTCGGGTTCTATTTAATAGAATATCGATACGCCTTAATTCTTTAACTTGAGCCCCAATAATTATTACTAGGGGTGCTACTATTAAAGATAAAACAGCGTTCCATATCATTCCTGTTATTTCGTCCATTTTAATGTCCTATATACAATGGGGTATAAAACCCTTATTATTATACCTATATGACTCTATTATATCAAAATCTAAAGTCTGTGTCAAGAACTATTTTCCTTTGGTTCTAAACTTAACCTATTGATATAAGATTTTATATAGTATTATTTCTCTTAAAAAAATTTCTGAGTGGAAAAACAATCTTAATCGTTTTCGTAACTCATTGTTTTGAAGAAGTTTATATCAATATTGTAAAAATTTTTTCTTATAATAGATATGCATATCAAAAAAAATTTTAATATCAATATAAACTAATCTTCATGTGGATAAAAAATATCCAGAATGTCGCACTTATATGGCTTCTTATAGCAGAAATCCCTAAGTCTATCTAGTAGCACTTC